GGGGATGTCGTCTTCGTACAGTTGCTCGGTTTTCGAGCTGTACTTGAACAACACACCGTACTGCTGGAGCTGAACGGACACGTCCTGGAAGGAAATGGTGTTGGAGTTAGGAGTCACACCCTCAGCCAACACGAAGTTGGAAGCGGTGATGTCCGGTGTGCCCACGTAGCGTGAGCTGTTTTCAATCGTGGTTCCTGCGGTGCTTGCGCCAAATGGCAGAGTACGACGGAACACCAAGGTGTCAGTCGAATTCTGCGGCATCTCGCGCTGAGTACCAAAGTCGCCAAGGACGGTGATGGGCTGGGCGTGCTCAAGCATGCCTTGCGCAGCACGGATCAAATTCCGCGATGCAACTGTGCCGTAATTTTGAATAGCCATTTTGATTCCTTACAAAAAAAGTTAGTAGCCGCGTTTTGCGAGTTGTTCCTCGCGCCTCTTGGCCTCGTAGTTCCACAGTTCTGTTGGCGACATGTCGTCCAATGTCTTGGGCGGCGGTGTCTGTCCAGGTCGGGTCGTCGCAGCCGCAGCGAGACGTGCTCCGCGCTCTTGCTTGATTTCCGTTGCCGGTTTTGCTTTCAAGCTGTGGAACATGTCCAGCATCTTGATCGCGTCCCTGGCAGCCGAGCTGTCGGCCAAGGCTCTCACCTCGGTAGGCTGAATCGCAAACCACTGCGCGAAGTCGGGTGTGTTCACCGTCTCGCGCCAGTTTTCGTACCGGCCTTCGACCCGGGCTTCTTCAATGGCGGTCTTCATGGTCTCGCGTTCTGCGGCAAGCTGTTGCTGCACGTAGTCGACGACTTGCATCGCCTGTACGCCGCTTTGCATACCGCTGAGCTTTGAGCCCACGTATTCTTCCATCGCTCCCGCCCACTCGGGAAAATCTTGCTTGAGCTGCTCCCACTTCTCGGGGTTCTTGGCAGCGGCAGCCATTTGTCCCTGGCTAGGAGCCGCATCGACCGCAGTCGCTGCTTGGCGTCCTTGCTGGAACTCACGCTGTATCGCGGCCACGCGACCCTCGGCAGTCTTTACGTGGTGCAGCAATTGAGCATTTGCCTGCTCCAGTTGGGTGATCTTGCCAAGGGCAAGCCTCACTTCCTCCGGGAGACCGGCGAGTGGATTAGCCGCTTGTCCTTCGGTTGATGCAGCCTCTGGTTCCAGGGTTTCCTGCGGCGGTGTGCCCGGCGCAGATGCTTGAGACTCAAACGCGGGTGACTGATCACCGGCATCGAGCTTGTCAGCTTCCTCGTTCCAAAGTTTTTGCGCCTCTTCCTGAGACAGTTCGTTTTCTTCCACAATGCTCTCCAATAAAAAAGCCACCTTTCGGTGGCCTACTCACAAGGCTAAGCGGGACTATTCGTCCGGCTCGGCCACCACACCCCGAGTTGCCTCATTCGGCAAGTCGAGAAATCGTTTGAGCATTTTGATTTCGCCCCGCAGTGACGCCGTGTCGGTGAGAGAAAGACCGACTGCGTCATTTTTGACACGCGCACGCTGAAGCTCTGTTTCAGCCCATTTGCGTAGTTGGTGCCAGGTTGCGGAAGTGAAATCGTTCATGCCATCTAAAAAGCCAGGTCATTGCCTGGCTATGTATATTTTGGGCGCAAGGCCCCTGCCCATAGTATAGGGCTGAAGGGGTTTTCTTGCAACATGTTGTACTGCCCGCTACTGTCCGCTTAGTACGCGTTTTTGGTGTAACGCGGGTAGTAGCAAAGCGATGCCGTGATCACGGTGCTTGTGCCGCCAGCCGAGATGACGCGGACAAAAGGAGGCATTTCGTTGGGTGAATGGTTGGCTGCGGTGGTGTAGGCCATGTTGGCAGTGCCGCCCTTCTGCGTCAGCGCGTGCCAGTTAGTCCCATCACTTGACCCTTGCAGGGTAATGGTGGCCCCGCCAAAAGTGCCAAAGATGTGGCACGTCATATCGCCAGCGGCAGGCAATTGGAATGCGGTGCCTGTGTCTGCGCTGCCCAATGCCCAGGTCACGATCAATGCGCCTGGTGCTGTGTCGCGGCTGATGGTTGCGTTTACTGCTGCCATGGTAATTTCCTTTGGTTAGATACCGGAACCGGTACGGAGTTTGAGGTTTTGCTCGGCGGCATAGATTTCCTTCTTGCCACGTTCGCGGATAGCCGTGTCGGCCAGCTTTGCTTTGATCTCTTCCAGGCTAATGTTCTGGCTGTTCGACATCTTCAGCATTTCGATCTCGCGCGACATTTGCAGCTCGGCCATGCGCAGTTCGCCTTCTTGCTGCGCAAGGGTCTGGCGCAATTGAATCTCTGCCATGTCGCCTGCGTTCTGCGCCTTGGCTCTTTCCATGTCTGTTTGCGCGCGAATCTGTGCAGCCTGGACACGCGGGTCGGCTGCTTGCTCTTGCTGCTGCGGGTTGGCCATCTGCTCTTTGATTTTCTCCAGCTCGTCTTCCGGCTTGAACACGTCCTTGGGATCGATGTGCTGTGCTTGCAATGCTTTTTCAAACAGCTTCTGCGTGTCCAGGTAAACACCAAATACCGGGTTGGCAGCAGCGGCAAGCAGGTTCAGGAACGCCTGGTTCTGGATGTCGCGCACCAGCAAGGCACTGGAGCCGCGTGCGTCAACGCTGAAGTCACCCTTGATCTCTTCGTCCTCGCTGTACATCATGTTGTAGTCGTAGTACCGGCGGATGTGCGGCTTGGTGACCGAGTCATCGAACTGTTTGACCAGGCGGCGCAGGACCACGTTGGCGCTGTTCATCAGCATCTGCATGCCACCCACGGTGTCAGGCGCTGCGCCCTTCTCACCCTGGGTGATCGCTGGCACGCCAGTCTCCTGGTCGGCCAGCTCCATGGCCATCTTGATGATGTTGGCCAGCTCGGCTTGGTGGCTGTTGAACTCGACTGCCGTGAATGCTTTGCGCACGTCGTCCACGTCGTCTGTTGCGTACCAGATTTTGCGGGCACTGAGCTGCCACTGCTTGTCTGCTGGTTGGATCGTGCCAGCCTTGACGATGATCTGCGGGCCGCTGGTGACGCCCGAGTTGTCCATCATCTGACGCCATGCCGCATTGAGCACGCGCTGCTGCGCGCGCATGAGGTATGGCACACCGTAGCCATACACGCTGCCTGCCACCTTCTCCCAAACAAAGAAGTCATAAGGCAAGTCGCCGCCTTCCAATGGATTCAAGAACGCCTTCACCACGGTGCTGTTGATCATCACGACGCATGCGCTGATGCTGCGCAGCTCGTCCTTCTCACCCACGTTAACGCCAGTGGCTTCCAGGTCTTCGTGCTCGACCTCGCCCCAGTAGGTCCACATCTCGTAGACATCGCGGGCAATGTCGCGCTGGTCTTCGTCCTTCAGCTCTTGGAACGTGGCCGACTTCTTCGGCCCTTCCTCCAGCACCTTGCGTAGCTGGTCCTTCATAAAGCCCGGCTGCTTGGCCAGCTCACGCACCTGGCGCGCCGTGAGCTGCTCACGCTCGTAGATGCCCTTGCCGTTGTGGATGCTGTCGCCGCAGCCCGGGTCTGGCCAGACGTTGCGCGGGTCTACGCTGAACGACGCGGGCTTGATCTCTTCGACAATCTCCAGCGTGTGAATCTGGTTGCCGTCCATGTCCTTGTACGGCTGCCAGGCTTTGCGTGTGCGGTTGGTGACCACGGGGCCTTTGAGCACACCGGTGCCCAGCACCGCCGAGTTATGGATCACCTTGCGCACTTCGGCGTTGTAGTCGCACTCGGTGAGCTGGTCGTCGATCTCCAACTGCATGGCCTCGGCTTTCTTGCGCGCCACGTCCATGGCAGCACGCGCAATGTCCTTCATGCGCAGCGGCTCCTGGGTATCGGGGTTCAGCAGCGGCTCGCCTGTTTGCTTATCACCCGCCATTTGCCCATCACGCGCCATGGTCATCAGATCAGGCTTAGGTGTGGGCTGGATACCCCAATTGCGGTCGTCTGTGGGCAGCAGGATGTCGGCAAGGCGGGCTTCTGCCGCGTTGGACTTCTGACGTGTCAAACCAATGTAGACGGTTGACCGATGAGGCTTGGCTTGCTGTGTGGTAACAGGGTAGCCCTGCTCCACACTGGTCATCATCTGGCTGGCTGCCTTGTTGATGTTGTCCTTGGCGTTGTACTGGTCCTCGTCTTCGAGCCATCGCTTGTCCACGCCGTAGCTGTAACGCGAACGAATCCACTCATCGCGCTGGTGGCCCATGTTGGTGCCGAAGGTTTGCAGCTTCTCCTCCATGCGCTCCTTGGCTGCTTGTTGGTCTTCTTCGACCTGGGGTTCTTGCATCATCGTGGGTTCCTCATCATCTGATTGCCGATCAGGCCACCGGTCGGTGCTGACTGGCCTGGGACGGGCGGGCGAGCCACGCCCTGACCCAAAGCGCCTGTCGGGACCTGGACGCCAGCTTGCGGCACGCCCAGGGGGTGAACTTTAGGGCCGACCGGGACGGGCTGCTCCATGGCGGTTACCGACGTGCCCATCGTCATCTTGCCTGGCTTGGCCATCTTGCCTTGGCCGTATGCGTCAAGGTCGATTGCCGGGGTCATGGGAATGGCTGGCATGTCAGTATCCTGCTACTTCGTCAAACATCCCGAAAGCCGGGGCGACTGGTGGACGGTTGGTCCGTATTCTGGCTTCTGACTCTTCCTGTGTCTTGGCCATGCGGCGCATCATCAGCGCGTACCTGGTAGCGGACATCAAGTCATCGGTGAGCTTGACAACCATACCGTCTTTGCGGTGGTACAGGCGGAACTCCTCGAACCAATCTTCCAGGTGAGCGAACACCCGAAAGCGCATGGTCTGCATGCGTGTAAGCATGTCGGACAATCCGGCCTCCACGCCGTTGCTGCCATCCTCAAATGTAGCTTTGTCCTTCAGCAGGTTGAGCCCCTGGTCGCGGTACTGCTTGGCCAACTGCTCGCCCGATCCGCCCTTGTCACGCTGCAAGCCGTCATGCGGCCAGGCGATTGGCACCCACTCGCCCCTGGCCCGAATAGCCATGGCGTGACCAGCGATGCCGGGCTCACTCTTGCGGTACGTGTCGGTGATGTAGACCGTGTCGCTGTCTCGGTCCCAGGCCATCCAGACAGCGGCTGTCGGGTGGTCCACGCCGAAGTCGATGCCGGTGATGCGCGGCCAGTGTGGCGGAATAGGGAAAGCGCGCACCTTGATCGCGTCTTCGGCAATTGGGAACACGCGCCCACTGCCCAGGATAGGAATACCCTTTGCCCTGGCTTCGCGCTCATGCTCCGGGTAGCTGGCGATGATGGCTTCGCGCTGCTCGTCCGTGTAATGCCCTGCGTCGTAGATCGTCATGCTGGTGACGTTGGACCCAGCAGGCTTGTCGATGAGGAACCGCTTCACCACGTCGGACATACCCAGCAGCGGCGTGAAGGTGACGAACACCTGACCGCCTGTTGCCTGGGTACGTGTCAGGCCCTCGGAGTAGATCGACAGCGGTGGCTCCTCGTCAAACCAGACGAAGTCCACGGTGTCGGCCTGCCACTTCGTGCGGCCTTGGTCGTAGCTGTTGAACTGGATCACCGAGTCCTCGCCGCACTCATGGCGGACCACTACGCTGGATACAGCATCGGGCACGCCTTGCTTCATCGACGTGTCGCGCAGGCAAGCATGCGGGATTGCGCCAGTGCCCCATTCGTCGCGCATCTCAGGCGGGCCAAGCAGCAGGCGCTGCACCCCTTTGCGTGTCAGCTCAGCAGACTCGGAGCCCACCATGCTGCGCGTGGCATAGGGGAAGCGTTTGCCCTTCCACCAATCAGGGTAACGACCCGTCGCATGCATGGCGACCTCGAAGGCTCCGGCCACTGTCTTGCCAAGCTGGTTGCCTGCCATGAAGAGCCGCTCACGAAATGACGCGCCAGCGGTGTGGAAGGCGACTTGTTTGGCATACGGCAAGTAGGCTGCCAGGCGGTTGCGCTTTGCCCGGATGTCACGCAGGCGCATCAGCTCATAGACCTGGAGCTTCTCTTCCATCGTGAGTCTGCTGAGGTCCAGCTTGCTCAGGTCTATGTCGTCGATCTTCATGCGAATCTATTCCCCGTGCCCCAGCCGCCATAGCCGTCGTTGGTGCTGCTGTCCTTGTTGGGGCTGCCACCGTCGTTTGCCGGAGCACCCTTGCCGCCGCCGCCGTCGGGAGCCGGGGTGCCGGGTGGTGGTGTGTTGGGCATCGTTGAGCGATTAGGGCTGACGCCAACGCCCCATCCAATCGGTCCGCCGGTGCGATCCACGACGCCTTGCCAGGCACCGCCAACCACTGTGCCGGTATGGTCCATGACGTCACCGTTGGGTAGGCCAATCAGGCCATTGCCCATGTTGACTGCACCGGCCAATCGACCGGTCAGGGTTGTCGCCCTGGGCGCTTGCGGTTGGCCTTGCGGCCCTTGTGGCAAGAGACCCGCGCTGCGCATCTCGCCAAGGAACGCGTTCTGCCGGTTGTATGGGCCAGTCATCGCTCCGCCAATCAGGCCAGCAGCCAGACCGCCAGGCATGAACGCGCCATACGGTCCCTGGCCATAAGCCTGGAGGTCTTTGCCCATCTGGTAATACCCTGGCTGCTGCAACTCGCCCGGGGCGTCATCCGCCGACATGGGGGAGAGGTCAAACCCCACGTAGCCGTTTGACTTGTAGTCTCTCATTTCATCGCCTTGGCAAATAGCATCTCAAGCCTGGAGTCGAGCTGCTCATTGGTGAGGTCCAGGTGGCCGGAGATTTTCATCTCGACCGCCTTGAGTTTGGGCTGCGTGTATTGCAGCATCTCGTTGAGCATGCGCAGCTTGGTGTCTGGGTCCAGGGCATCACGCATGATCGGCTTCTTGGTTTTCGGGTCGACCTTCGGCACGCCGTTGTTGTCGTAGATCGGCACCTGCTTCTTGAGGATGCTGATGATCTCCACGGCTGGGTCGTAGCCCTCATCGACCAGGGCCTGCGCCACGGCTTTGAGGTTGATCTTTAGCTCGCCACCCTTCTTCGTGCTGCTTGACTTGTTCGAGGCGTGCGCTCTCCCGGGCTTGGCAACCGTCGGCACTTCCAAGTCGTCAAGCGTCGCCAGCTTGGGCGGCGCTCCGGCCAGGTCGGCATGGCGGGCGTTGGCTCGGCTTGCTTTCTTCACTGGTCAGTCCTTCATGTGCTTGCGCACCAGGCCATTGCGCTTGCTGATCGCGGCGGCTTTGGCCTTAGCGTCTGCCTTGGATGAAGCGCCCCAGGCATTCAGGCTCAGCAGCAGCCTGGTGGGCTCGCCGTCCTTGCGCTCTGGACCAGGCATGTTGCCCATCCTGGCCAGGAAGCTGGCCCGGCGCGGGTTGTCGCCTGACTTGACCGGGGCTTTCAGGTTCATGCCCTCAGCCTTGGCGCTGGCGCGGCCCTTCGCGTTCAAGCCCCCTTCGGGGTTCTTTCCCTCGGAGCGTTGCCAGGCTGGAGATTTCATCGCATGGCCTTGCCAATGATGCCCTTCTTGGCGGTCTTTGCAGACTCCACGAAGTCGGCCTTGCTTGGCGCACCCTTGGCACCTGGCTTGCGCATGCGCTCGTCAGAGCCCGCCGCGATCCTGGCACGTTTGGCCTGGATGTTGGCATACAAGCCGGGCTTCGGAGCCATTAGATTTTCCCAGGGATCAAGCCACCGTTGAAGCCCATCGGCGCTTTGGCCATGCCGCCCTTGTACTCAGGCTGCGTAGCGTTGGTGCCTGGCAGGGGCACCGAGACTTTGCTGGGGATCGTGCCAGCGCCCTGGGTTTGATTGCCGCCACCGCCAATAGCTGCGCCGGTTTTCATGGGGTTGCCAGCGGCGCGCATAGTGTTACGGCTGGCGGGGTTGGAATAGTCTTGCATGGTCGTTCTCCGGGGTTTAGGCCATCAGGCCGGGTTGGGGTTTCCGCTGAGCGGCTTCTTCGTTCCACATCTGGCCATAGGCTTCTTCGCCCTCCATGGCTTGTTCCTGAGAGCCTTCTCCGCTCTCTTCGGCCAGCATCTTGTCGACGTACTGGCGGCACTCGTCAATGGTTTCGCACTCATAAGGCTCGCCACCTTCGCTCGACTCGACGGTGGTTCGGCCATCGTCGCCGATGGTGATGGTGATTTGCTTCATGGGTTTTCCAATGAAAAAGCCGCCTTATCGGCGGCTCGGTTAGTCGGTTTCAGGAGGACGCATCTTCCCGCCCACATTCTAGGAGATTTCAGTTTCCAAGGTCAAGTGGCAAAAGACGCCCAAAAAATAGATGTGAAATCGCAACAACAGTTTGTAAAATAGTTGACAGAGCCTCTCATCTATCAACTACATTATGTATGTGGTCGTTAACGACCCAGCCCCGAAGGACCAGGGGGATACAAAAAGGGAACCAGCCAAGTAAGCAGTACCCACCAGGGAACCTAAAGGCCAGACCGCTAAGACTCAGCCCCCCAGGCTGCCGAGTGCGAAGGAAGGATCAAAGGGCAGCGTGCTGTCCTTTGACGGTGTATCCAGGCGACCGATAACTGCCTGGTTTTTTGGAGAGTGCAATGCAGTACAAGAAAGCTGACATTCGCCCTGGCCTGTTGGTGGTGCGCGGTGAGCACCCTGATGCCCAGGTGTACACGGTTCGGGGCGTGCCGCAAGGCAACGCCGTTTACCTGGTGTGGTTCGAGGGCACACGCAAGTGTGGCCAGTGGGCCGATTACAGCGGCAGTTACAAGCCGACGCTGGAACAGATCGAATATTCGATCAACGCCAACGGTCGGTTGGCTGGCATCCTGGACGTCGCAGAAGTGACCTGCGAAGTAGCGTGATGGTCGGGGCTTCGGCCCCTTCCAATGCCCAGCGTGCTGGGTATTGGCGGTGTATCCAGGCGACCGAAAACAGCCTGGTTTTTTGTAAAGAAGGAAATCATCATGTCCCACGAACTCACAACCCACGCCGATGGCCGCGTCGAATTTGCTTACCTGGCCAGCGACGGCACTCCCTGGCACGGCCTTGGCCAGGCCCTGGAAGACGGCACCGACCTGGACGCATGGCGCTCGGCTGCCGGGATGGACTGGAAGATCAAGCGCGGCGTCGTTCGCTACAACACCAGCTTCGACGGTGACCAGATCGAGTTGCCCGAACAGCACGTCCTGTTCCGCTCGGATACAAAGAAGCCCCTGGGCATCGTGTCCAAACGCTACCAGGTCGTGCAGCCCGGCCAGGTGATCGAGTTTTTCCGCGACATCGCACGGGCCGGTGGCCTGGAGTTGTCAGCGGCAGGCACGATCTACGACGGCAAACGCTTCTGGGCAACTGCCAAGATCGGCGAAGCCGCTCCCGTGTCGGTACGCGACACCATCGGCGGCTACATCCTGATCAGCTCCAGTGCTGACGGTTCGTTGGCTACTGAGGTGCGCCGCACCACTGTCCGCACTGTGTGCAAAAACACCTTGCAGATGGCGCTGGCCGGTTCCGAGTCTTCGGTGAAAGTCACACACCGCTCGGTGTTTGATCCGGCTTCGGTGAAAGAGTTCATGGGGCTCAACACCGCTGCCTGGGACGCGTTTCGCGCCACGGTCACCCGCCTGGCCAACATCGAGATGCACGAAGAGCACGCCGCTGACGTTGCAGTCAAGGTGTTCGGTGGCGGTGAGAAAGTGCGCGAGACTGCCGGGTTCAAGAAGGTCATGTCG